GTGCCCGCCGCGCCTAATTTCGCCCAGATGCCGATTTCGTGGGCCGTATACGCGGCGCTCGCGTGCGGGCCGACGCGGATTTTCAGTTTCCGTCCCGTTGTTCCGACCGGCGTATTGCTCACGATGCTTGCCGTGTCTTTCTGGGTCTGCAGCGCCGTCTGCGTCCGCATATTTGCGTCCGGCACATAACCGCTGCCGACCGTCGCTTTCGTAATGTAAAGCGTTTCGCTTCCCCCGGCCCACGCCGCAAGCAGGGCGTTCCCGGCATTGGTGATAACTCCAATCCAGCCCATAAAAATAACCTCCGTTATTCAATTAAATACAAGGAGTGATTAACGGGCGCGTAATCACGCCCGCGTAACGCCCACGCGTAATATATATGCGTAACGCGAAGGGGTTTAAGGGGGGCGACTGCAAAGCCCCATTGTCAGTCGTACATGACGCAATCCACCACAATGGAATACCCGGTATCCACCACCGCGCACTCCACTTCGCAGGCGCTTTCGCCGCCGTTGAACACGATGTTCGCCAGCACGCTCCGCACGTTCTTGGCCTTTTCCACGGCCTTGCGGATCCATGCTTCGTTCTCGTCGCTCCGCAGGCCCGTAACCGTTACGTTGAACTCGCCCGGATCCCCGCCGAACTCCCAGAACTCATCCACCCGGCTTTCGCCAAAGTAGGTTTTCAGATACTGCCTTACGCCTTCCGCCGTGCCGTGGAGCTGGTAGTTCTTCACCGCGTCCCGGATCCATTCCCGCTTGATATCCACGTCCGCGTTGTAGTCGTATAGGCAGTTGTATTCCCAGGCCAGCTCGTCAAGCCGCCATTCCGGCATTTCGTCCACGTCCAGGATCGTGTCCAGCGCTACCTTGCTCCGGGCCAGGAAGTAGTCCAGCCCGGCCTGCAGCGCCTTGGCGATGGCGTAGCCGTTCTTGTCCTGCAGAATGAACCGGGGGAAGATCCGGTTGATATCGTATGTCTGAATCATGTGCTCACCGCCGTTACTGTGATCGTTCCCTTGCAGCACTCTTCCGGGTCAATCTCGGTATACACCGCAGGCCCGCCGTCGAACTCGCTTCCGCTCGTGAAGGTAACAACCGTGCATCCGGCCTGGTACATATACGCTTTCAGCATATCCGGGTTGAACGGCTGCCCGATATGTTCATCCTGCCAGCTCTGGTATTTCTTCACCGCGTTGCTTACCGCCGTGGCAAGGTCGGTCGTATCCGCGCCGCTGTAGCTCACGTTCAGCGTATAGGTCTTCGCCGTCGCAACCGCCACCGTGATATTGTCGGAAAGCGGCCTGGCGTCCTTCGGGCTGAGCGCCGCCGTAACGCTGTTGATAATGCTCGTCGGGTTCGCCCCGGCGGCCAGAATCAGATACACATATACATCCAGGTCGCCTTCGTTCAGCGCCCGGGCGTCAATGATTTCGCTGCTGGTTTCCTTGGCGATGCGCTCATACATTTCGCTCGTGCCGGTCGTCGCCGCCGCCAGTCCGTAGGTCTGGATCCGCGCCCGGTAGGTGTCGTCGTCCTCTTCGTTCTGGCCGCCCTCCGCGTCCGCGTTGACCGTGATGTTCGTCACGTTGTCGTCCTCCGGCGGCACCAGCAGTTGCATTTCGCTGCCCGCCGTCAGCCCGTTGCCCTTGGCCCCGGCTTCCGTGCAGATGATATCCGCCGTCTGGCTTCCCGCGTATCCCGTATAGGCGATATCCTCCGCCGTTTCGTAGATTACGCTGCCGTCCGCCGTCAGCGGCGTTCCGGCGGGAATGACGCCCGGGGAGCCGGTCGCCCGGAAGGTCAGCGTCACGTTGGCCGTTGCCTTCTCCGCCTGGATCCGGTAGCAGTTCCGTTTCTGCCCGTAGATATCCAGATATTCGCCCACCGCGTAGCGCAGCGTATCCATTCGCAGCGCGTTGTCGATTCCGGCAAACGCCTGCATGATAATGCTCTGCACGCCCCGCATCAGCATTTCCTTTTCGTCACCCGGATACAGCACGTCGCCGCCTGCGTCCAGGTAGGCGTCAATCATGGCGTCCCAGATGGCGTCCGGGTCGTATGTCAGATAGTGGATCTCGTTGTCTTCCATGACCGTTTCCGCCTCCTTTATTGCGCGTCCTCAAACGCGATTTCGATTACACAGTGAACGATGGCTTCTCCGTCGTCGTCCAGCTCTATCCACCCTTCCACAACCTCCGCGTCCGGTTCCCAGAGCATACACCGGTCAAGCTCCTGCACGATAATGGCTTCCGCTTCGTCGTATGGAAGGTCAAAAATAGCGGGGTTTAATCCCCGCTGCCGGTCGTATGGAACGTCCCCCTGCCGGAGTGTGATAAGGTTCTTCGCGTTCCGTATCGTCCGCTCCGTCATGTTGCTAACCATCGTGCACTCAAAGTCCAGCGGCGCGGGAGCGCTGGTAATTTCGTACATGGCCACTTTCTCCCGCCCCCTTTACTTGAGTAATGCCACCGGCTTTGTTGCCGGAGTCACCTTGTTGGTTGTCCCGCCGGTCTGCGACGGCTTGATAGAGTCAACCTTTTTCTGCACATAGGAACTCGCGTCCTTCGCGCTTTCCGTCGTCTGGTTCGCTTTGTCCTTCGCGTCCGTCCGGCCCTGGGTCTGGTTGCTGGCCTGGCTCTTGGTTTCGCTGGCCCACTGAGCCGTCTTTGGTACCTTCGCCCAGGCTTTCTTCCTCGCGTCGTCCTTGGATATGTTGCTGTATCCGGTCACGGAGCTTACCGCGCCGCTGCTGCCGCTGTAGTACACCGTCACGGAGTATTTGTATCCTCCGCCGCCGGAAGGGCTTTCCGGGCTGCTGCTCCCGTCCCCCTTGCTGCACTGTTTCAGTGTCATATCCACTTCCGCGCTGATCCAGGTACCGTTCGGGGCTGTCACAATGTTCTTGACCGTCGCCCCGGTACCCATCATCTGCGGTGTAAACAGCTTGCTCCCGTTGTTGTATACATAGCTCTTCGCGCCGGTTCTCGCGTCTTCCGCCAGGTGCATGGCCATAGCCCGCACATCCGATACGCCCAGGCGCTTGTCCAGGATCGCGGTAAACTTGACTTCGTAACCCCCGTCGTTCTTCTTCTTGACGTATTTGTTCCCGCCGTTGGTTTCGTCCTCCGTTTCGCAGCTCGCCGTAATCTGCAGGCTTTTGTATCCGACAACCTTTGTCGGCGTCACATAGAACTGGTGCCCGTTCCATTCCAGCAGAATATTGCTGGAATTGTTCGTGGGAGAACTGGAAGGGTTGGAGCCGGATCCGCTGCCGCTCGTCTGCGTGCTTGAACTGCTGGACGTGTTCCGGTTATTGCTTTTGGCCTTCGTTTCCGCCGCCTGCTTTTTCTTGATAACGTCCGCCACGCCCTTAACCACTCCGGCAACCGTGCTGGCAACGGTCTTTACGGCTGCGGCTACGCCGCCGATGATGGACGTAATGCTGGTCGTTTTCGTGCTCTGCTTCGCCGGGGTGGCCGCCGCCTTACCGACGTTACTGACGAGTTTGCTGAAAAAGCCCATCTTCTCACTCCTCCCACGGAGCTTTGGCCGGTAGTTCGTCCACCGCGTCCGTTAAATCAATCTGGGGCAGGAGAACGGCTTCCTGCCCCGTGAATACGGATAAATCCGTAAGGTGCGGATTCGCGCACATCAGTTCTGCGGCGTACTTCTCGTTGCCGTAAACCTCCCGGGCGATACTGTCAAACGTTTCGCCGCCTGCGGTGTTGTACTGATAACCGCTCATAATCATTTCACGTATCACCCTCTCTTACTCTTTAACCCCGAATGGGGCGCGAAGGGTTCCAAAGGGGCGACCGCAAAGCCCCTTTGATCTCCTTGCGTTACGCATAAACTTCTATGGAGTTATGCAAGTTCATGTTTTCAATGGCGCTCTGTACGGCCTTCTTGACGACTGCTCCCAACCGGGCCTTATCCTTCGCCAGTTCGTCCGCCACGCCCGTTGCGTCGTTCGCGTTGATAACCGGGCTGTAGCTCTGGATATTGACGCTGATTCCGCCACCGGCGTTCAGTCCGCCGTTGGTCGCCAGCAGTTCGCCCCAGGTGAATCCGCTCGCCGCCGCTGCCGCCCGCAGAAGGTCAGCCGTCCGCTGGGTGTGTGCTTCGGGAATGGCCCATTCCGGCCCGGCTTCACCGAACAGGGACGGTGTATCGGCCCGTCCGCCCTCCGCGAAACCGCCTTCTCCTTCGCCTTCGCCGGTTTCGTCCTTCGCCTTGTAATATACCCAGGCGTACTTGTCCGGCGGTACCCAATCGTCAACCGCGCTGCTGTCCAGCTTCGCTTCCGTATCCACCGGGATAGGCGGATGCGCGGAAAGCTCGTCCAGCTCGCCCTGCAGTTTTTCCAGCTCAGCCATTGCCGCTTCAATTTCGGCGTCAACTTCAACTTTCTGGTCTTCCAGGCCGCCTTCGCCGTTTACGCTCGTCCAGTCCCGGTGATATCCGCCCGCGTCCGTAATGCCGTAGTTGTTGGCGTCCATCCGCTGGTTGGCCGCGTCGATCTCTCCGGCAATCTTGCTCTGCTTTTCCTGCAGGGTCTGGATGTAGGATAGCTGGCTGGCCACAGCGTCCTGGGCCTGTTCCATGGCCCTCCCGTACTTTGCTTCCGGCGTAATCCGGTATTCTTCAAACTCGCCCGGACGGATGCCTAACCGGTAAGCCGCCAGCCATTCCGCCGCCTTCGGACTCATCTGGTCAATGCCTTCCACGTCGGAAACGATGCCCGCCAGATCGTATTCGTTTTTGAGCTGTTCTATGTTCTGATCGACAAACGCCCGCTGCGCGTCGGTCAGCTCGTTGTTGTAATAGTCAAAGATCTTCTGCTGCTGTGCCGCGATGTTGGAGCTTCCGAACAGATCCGCCACCAGGCTGTAAAGGCCCTGGCTTGCTTTCGCGTCTGCGGACATCATGCCCGCGTAGGCTTCCGGCGTCCCGTTTCCGAATGTACCCATCATGTACATTCTCTCAAACCAGTCCGCCCGGGCCTGGTTCTCTTCGCCTTCCATGCCCCGGTATTCCGCTGCCAGCCGGGCCATTTCCGCCCAACCTCTGCCAACGTCGCCGTTACCTTCCGGGTCATAGAACGCCGCGAGCTGTTCCAGGCTCCGCTTCAGCATACCCTGGTTTCCGTTCAGCCGCAGGATTTCATTTCCGGCGGCCCCGGGGGCAATAATACCCATCTGGGCCATCCGCATAAGGTTTTCCGCGTCCTGGAAAAGAGCGCCCGTATCGCTTGTGCGGAGCGCGTTTTCCCATCCGCGCATAAGGATATCGTTATAGTCGCCTTCCCAGGCAGCACGCTTCGTGCTGTATTGCCGCTCCGTTTCCGCGATAAGGGCGTTGATATCAACCTCCGCCGGGTTCACCAGTTCGCCCGTCATGGGGTTAATGAACTTCTGCCCGTGCTGAAGCGCCCAATCATAGTACGTCTGCAGCGTCGCCTGCAAATCCAGCATCTGGTCGTCCAGCTCTCCGAACGTCGCTTCCTTCGCGGCGTTCACTTCCTCG